CTATCACTTGGTTCAATCTGTCTAAATCTTAAAGTATTTGGTTTTTCATCGACGTCTAATCCAGTGTAATTATGTTCGGTAAGCCATTTAATTGCTTTTTTAGTTGTCCAATTATTTTTATTGAACACAATACTTTGTATACAGCTTTCGTCATCACCAATTCCGGTTCCTGTAGTTATCTCATTTACTTTAGCACCTAAATCAGTTACAGTATTAGAGAATTTACGTAAGAAAGAATCACCCTTAAATAATGTAGATGTATCCTGTTTAACAAATTGTCTATCTTGTTCGTTACCAATATGAGAACCGTTTAACAATGCTAATATAAAATCCTGACAGTTGTTACTACTTGCAGAATACCCGAACCATTTAGCCTTTTGTATCGATTGACCACCGGATAATAGTTTATTAAGGGTAATATCAGACTCTCTAAAAGTCACATCTATTTGTTCAGCACCTTTCATTTTTTTAGGTTTCAAATACATGTTAATCACTTCATTCTTTTCTACGGCTAAAAGGGTATTATCAGCTAGGGTTAAGTCCATTCTTAAATGGAAAAGCTTATCGTAAGGTAACTTATCGAATCTTTCTTTGAATGCACCCATTGATACAGCATTAAGAGCACTTGTCAAAACACTAGGAACAGGAGTCCTGTCGATGGTAATACGAGTAATACGTTTATCTCCATGTATTTTAATTAATTCTCTAACCTTTGGAGGATAGTCATTTCTACCATGTAATACAGTATTAGCATAATCCCCTACTTTTTCAACTGTTTTATTGTATACATTTTGCATCGTATCAAATACTCCTTCGCCGTATATGTCTTCTTCATCAAGAGCTTCAATATCATTATAATTTTTTTTTACCATTTATTATAAATATATACAGAATTAATTTTTATATATTAGTTTCGTTATGGATAGTTGAACTATTTGGAGTTTCAGAGTCTTCTAATTCCTTTTCAAGTGGTGTCAAGCTATCTTTAATAGATTGTAGAGTACTTAAGTGAAATAACCGATTGTATTCATCGAAACATTCATTAAGAAAATCAAGACCTTTTACTGTCCTATTTGTCCTATTTAACTGTAAAGTTTTATAGATATTAATAGACAGAGAATAAAACCCAGATTGTAGGACTAAATTATTCTCAATTTGTTTTTGAATATTTAAAAATAATTCAATACTACTAATAATTGTCACTATCAAATTTATACCACAAATAATGATGCTAGAATATTGAGTATATTTATCAAGACTTATACTTAATACTGTATTGATAGATGATAATACTATAATAGGAATTCTAAAATATTTTAGTCTTTCTTTTAGATATATGTAATACTTCTTATGATGATGTGATAATATTACACTATTTTTTCTAATTTTTTCTAATATGGATTCTACATCAGAATACCAAAAGTTTGTACCTGTTTCTATATCAGTTAAAGTGCTGACTGTTTTAGGAGTCGATATATTTATATCAGTTGTCATTATTATAAATCCTAAATTAGTTTTTATAATAATAATTATAGTTATTTACCACAAAAGATAATAACTCAATGAAGCTGGAGTAAATATATTTTGATAAGACCAATGATGATTCCTTATTCTGAATGCATCTCGTCTCATTAAATTTCGATGTTTGGTATAATCTTCCATACCATAATGTCCAAAATGAACCCATTTACCATCGGGTTTTAACAACATATATTTTTTTGATTTTCTGGTCGATGGTTGTATAATCACATGTGGACCAAATATATCACGAGCTTTTTTATAAACTATTTTAGGATTACTATAATCTTCTAACATTATTATTGTAACAATATATATGTTTATGTATTATGTTTATTATACTGGTTGTTCAAGTACTCATCTTTGTTGTTGTATATACATAGTCAACAGTTCAATATTAGATTCAGATAATCTACTTATTGATTCTTGTATGCGTTCACTTAATAATGTAATATCGGCTTTTAATGAGTTTATCTCTTCTATTTTTCTACTTATTTCTTCGTTTATAATTGGTATATCATAAACTTTAGCTGGCATACTTAATGAAAAAAATTCGGGCATTATATTTATTATAATATACATCTTATATGTTTATATCTTATTGTCTTATGTTAATTGAGCTACTTGAACACAATAAACTGTCAATGAGTTAATAGTCAAAACATTAACAACAAGAAAACCATATGTACCATTACTAATATTAACATTACTATTATATAATGTTCTGATGTTAGTTCCTAGACCTGTATTAAATGTTACATTATTAGAACCATTATTAAATATTCCTAATTTATATTCACCACCAACAATCATATTTGTTAATGTTAAATTATTTACTGTATTTGAACTACCTGTAAAAGTAATATTTGAATTTCTGAAGGTATAACCAGAACCATTTATCGATAATGTAGTACCGGAAAATGTTGCTGTGTTTTGTGTAGTTGGTTGAATTATTTGACTATTTATAAGAGTACAAGTCAATGAACTAGTAGATGGATTATAAGATAACGGACCAGTAGTATTATCAATAAATAAAGCATTCCCTGTCGCTGTAGTAGTTTTAGAAAAAGGTAAATAATATGTACCACTAGTATTATCACTAGTTAAATTAACACCAGTTGCTGTTGTTGATGATGTAGAATTACCACTAAATTCTGATGCGGTTATAATACCTGTTGCTGGATTTGCGGTTATTAATGATGATTTTTGTGGATTACCTTGCCCTGTTCCTGAAGCATCTGACATATTAAGATAATGTGTTAAATTTTGTGTTGATGATACTGTTTTTATTGTCCCTGTCCAATCTGATTGATTCAATGTGTTAGTCGTCACTCCGTTTGATAGACTAATCGTATTGTTAACATTTATAGTTGTTGAATTTGACGGTGGGTATGTTAGTGCAGTTGTTTTATTTACTGTTGTATAGATATCACTAAATAGTAATGATTGTCCTGAGTTATTTGATAGTTGTTGTGAGTTAATATTCAAAACTTTATTGATTGATGTGTCAGACAACGTTATTTGATTGTTATCTGGATCTATTTTAATATTTTTAGTTCCAAAACTATAGTTTGGTTTTATTCCATTGTAAAAATAATCTGCCATATTATATTTTATTAATATAATATAGATATTATTGTTTATGTAATTTTATTTAAAGTTTTTATTCTATAGTAACTAAAAGTTTTTATTCGTATTAGAGAATCCGATGCTTGCTGTTGATATAGTTAATGTACTAGAACAAGTATTAATTAATTCTAATGATACACCTAAAGAACACGAAGACGATGCTGGTGCTCCGTATGGTACATTAAATAAAAAACTCATTTGTGTTTGATCGACGAATGATAATCCGACAGGATCGTTTGTAAAATTAAGAGGATTTGTCAGTTGTGTATTTGAGTAATTTTCTACCCATATATAACGACCTAATGGTGCATTTGTTGCATTATTATATGTATATGATGTATTACCGTTTATTGAACCATCTAATAATACTGGTACAGCCCCATTATTTGTTATAACACGTCTGGGCCATACGGTCATATTACCATAATACGACATATAATATAAACTTTGTCCGGTGCTTGATGTATTAAAATCATACCTAATTGTATATCTTAAAGTAAAACTATCATTAATATTAGCTACTGATCCGTTAAAATTTATATTAAGGGTTGCGGTTCCTGAGACTGTAGGTTGTTGGTTTAAATTTGCTCTAAAAAATAAAGGACCCGATGCATTTGCTGTTATTGCTGACTGAACCCACGCTGTTGTTGGTATCTTATTAGAACTATCATTAGTTGCTAGTGCTGGTGATTGTGCGGACGTTGGTGCTGTTGTTGATGAGAAAACCGCGGGTCCTTTAATTGTTGAATTAGTTCCATTACAACTAAAACTATTTGTATATACACCGCTTGCTGTTCCACCTTGTCCCATTTCAACGGTATTATTTACACTATCGATTCTTATTCCATTATTTTGGTTAGAATGACATCCGATAGTTAATGCTGTTGTGTTCGGTGTATTAGTGTTTGAATTTCTTGATGTTATTAAATTGTCATTTGCTATATTATATAAAAATGTGTTTGATGGTGCATATGGATATAATGAAATAGTATTTCCTATGGTTTGTTCTTTTAATGCCAGAACTTCAAAATTTCCATCAGCCACGGATCGTTGCATTGTTGATCCTGTAGTTGTTAAATTTAATACATTTATTAAAGCCGACGGTGTTCCTGTGTTTCTTTGTCTAAGTAATATATTACCGCCTAACGATTGACCAATAATCGCAAACCCTGGTCCTGTTTGATATTGTTGTGTGAAATTATTACCGTAAGTTGAAGTTGTAATATCTGTAAATTGCATCGCGCCCCCGTTTGTACCTACTGGTAATGATGTTGGTCTTAATAAACGAAAATCGCCATACATATCTGTTGCTCTTAGATTATTGCCTAGAGTATTAGTTGTACGATCTGTTTGATTAATATTTAATATTGCGTTATTTTGTGTGATTGTATTGTTTGCTATTATTTGACCATTATGTGTTTCGGTTCCGTTATGTGTTTCAGTACCGCTAAAACTACTAGTCCCTAAAACAGTAATATCTGTCAATGTTTCTGCTCCTTGTGCGATTGGAAATTTTAAATAATTATTATTTGCGAAATCTACAGTAAGTATGTCATTACCTGATGTAAATACATTATTATCGAAAATTGGTAAATTTTCTATTGGTGGTGGGTATACTGCCATAATATTTTTTTTATTAAAATATTATAGTAATATAGTTTTAAATAATAAAATAAGAAAAATATCTAAAAAAAATGTAAGTATATATATTATAATATGCCACCAAAAAGTAAAAAGGTAACTAGTAGTACATCTGAAATCATCAATTTTTACGATGTAATTCCTAAAAAATATTTAGATAAAGTAGAGAACCCTAATGAACATCTTCATAATATTAAAATACCATTTAGAATGTGTGTTGTTGCACCATCAGGAACAGGTAAAACAAACTTCTTATTGAATTTAATTAAAGTGTTCAGTGCAGGTGAAGGTACATTTGCTGACATTACGATTGTCACTCGTAACAAAGATGAACCACTATATAATTATTTATCCGGTGAGTTCCAACAGATACAAATCAAAGAAGGTATGAGTAATACTCCGAAGCTTGATGATATGGATAAAGAATATAATCACCTTGTTGTATGGGATGACTTAGTGTTGTCTAAGAATCTTAATAATGTAGAAGAGTATTACATGAGAGCACGTAAGAAGAACTGTTCGGTTATATTTTTATCTCAAAGTTATTATGACATACCTAAGTTTGTCCGTAAAAATAGCAGTTATTTAGTTCTGTTGGATTTAGGAGGAAGTAAACGAGAACAAACTGCTATCATGAATGAATGGTCATCTGATTTGGATAAAGATGAATTGAAAGCAGTTTATAATGACGCCGTTAGTGTTCAACTTAGACCATTGATTATAACAGGCGGAAGAGTAGCACGAAATAAGAAGTATCGCAAAGGATGGTTAGAGTACTATAATTTAGACGAGTTTCTTAAGAATATTCCACGTCTAGAAACTAAGAAGAAAACATCAAAGAAACAATCCGAATACGAAACTGATAGTTCAACTGATGATGATAGCAAATAAACTCCAAAAATCCAAAAATTCCAAAAAAACAGGGGTTTCTGAAACTTACTCTAGTATTATATTCTCATGAACACTTTATAAAAATAGCTATATTTTTGGAATAATTAGAATATTGGAATTATTAATTAATATTATTGATAAAAAATAATAATAAATAATAATTATAGTTAGATTTAGTTTTTCTTGATATATATCTTTTCCTGAATAGTTGATGAACCCATGTCCTTCATATCCTTAGCCATATCACTGTTCGCTTGTATGGTTGATTGATACTTGTCAGATAGATATGTATGACGAAGCTGATTACATCCAACCTTCTTATTACCAAATATCTTATTCAGTCGTTGGTTTAGCTTTACATTACTTAATTGTTGCTTGTTATTATCAAATAATAGGTAATCGGTCGGGTTAATCTTAATCCACTTCCTAAGAATCTTAAGTAGTTCAGGAGGAGCAGTAATTTCTTGTTGCCCATACGTCTTGGCAGTTTTGTAAGAATTGAAGATTAATTTGTTTTTATTCAAATAGTTATCTTTTGTTTTTGAAATTTCTGATATTTTAAAATCAACATAATCTTTACTTCGTCTTGGAGGAATATACATTCCTCCGAGTAAGCACAGTATAATATAATTTTGAATAGTCTGTAAATCTCCCATGGTTAAAGCATCCTTTTTATATATGTGATTAATTTCTTTACTAATGTGGTCGATGATATTTTTAATATCAGAGCTATCTACCCACGATTCATTTTGTTTTTCACTCTTTTCTTGTTTATGTTGTTCTTCGTTGTATGATTGGATGTCATTTAACATCTGGTCTCTGTAATCTTTTTTATCAGTAAGAATAACCAAAGCTGATAATACAGTCTTTCTCTTATTGGGTTCCAATGATTTCAGATGGTTTAAAATCTTATCGGTATCGTTAAATTTATCAAGACTGATGTCAGATACATCACCAAACACATTAATGTATAAATTTTTAAGTATCGACATGTAGGTACTAATACTTTGTTTACTCAAATGCGGTCTCGCTATTATTATTGCCTTTTTAATATTATCCATTTTATTATTAAATATTAATATTAACATTAATTTAAATAGTTTTCTGACTTTTCTGTTTCTCTATAATAATAAAATATTAATAATTCCAATATTCTAATTATTCCAAAAATATAGCTGTTTTTATAAAGTGTTCATGAGAATATAATACTAGAGTAAGTTTCAGAAACGGCCTTTTTTCTGGAATTTTTGGATTTTTGGAGATTTTAAGACCTATAAAATGAATATAAACGAATACTGCTAAATAATATTATAAATAATATGCAAAAATATATGATACTATTGAATGGTGGGTATAACCCATTTGTACAACATGGAAGAGGTGGATTAGGGTATAGACCAATGAGGCAAATGATTGGAGGTATGATTAAGGGTGATGAATACGATTCAGATTTTGAAACTGAAATTTCTGATGGTGGTGGTGAAACTAGGTTGGTATCTTATACTAAACCATATCGCAACGAAGATGCTCAACTTGTACATGTATCTAATACACCATCTAATGAAGATGATATTGAAGAACAAGAAAAAAAAGAACAAGAAAAAAAAATATTAACTAAATTTTCTAATATTGGATCACATATGCTACGAGAAGAAATGAAACAAAAAAGAGAAAATAGAGAAAGAAATAGAGAAAGAATAGATGAAATTAAATATAATATAATAGACCTACGACAAAAAAAATTGCTTGATAAAATGATGTCTATAAGTAAACATATGAGACATATGAGATTTAATGAAATAATAGGTCAAATTGAAAAAAAATATATGAAAAGTAATAGTAATCGTGGAATAGCTTTCGAACATTGGGTAGTAGAAAATTCAAACCCAATAATTACAGCACTAAATAAAATAATAAAATACGATCCAAATTTTAGTGATATAATATTTAGTCCTATAAATAAGATCAAACAATATGAAGACATTTCAGATGGTAAATATAAAAAAATTTTAACAAAATCAATAGATAGAATTACTAATAAATTTAAATCTATTGCTGAATTTTTTCCAATTGATTTATATGGAAAAAATATTGCTTTTGAATGTAAATATTTTATTGATAAAACTTCTGATTTGATTTATATACAAGATACAAAAATTATAGGTTATGATTCATGTGAAATTCGATATATTAATCACAATGGAAGATATAAATATTATGGTGTATATTGTTTTGATCGACGATGTGATGGATGGGTTGTAAATGAAAATGAAAAATTATCTGATTCTGGTAAAGAATATTATTTAATTGTTCTTTTAAATGATGGTATATACATTAAAAATTTAATTATACAAGAAGATATTGTTTTTGCTGAGATAGAAAATGTAAAAACAAAATCAGGTAAACAATTATACAAAATAAATCAACAAATGTACTTAATAAATGAACAAACGAACAAACTAAATGAAAAATACAAAGCTGGTTATAAGACTAAATATAATACTAAATATGAAAATTTATATGGTGAAAGAAGCGTTAATTGCTTGGAATTCAAAAAGTCAGAATTAATAAGATTACCGATTTAAACATATTTTTATATATTATATATAATTATGAGCATTTATAAAACAAAAAGTATAATTATACAAATGATGGGTGAAATAAGTTCTCCTCCTTCTTTATATGGTATATTTACATGGTTTGAAAATTTAAATCCATATTTAACTTTAAAAGAAGTTTACGAAATATCACGTAAGTTTATTAATGATTTTTACAAAGATCGAACTGAATCAATTGAAGATTTTCAAAATATTCCAGCCGAAGAATATTATTCAGATAGTCCATCTGATGAATTATATAAACCTGGTTATATTGATTATATATCAACTAAAGATGCAATTAAACAAAATGAAACAAAAAATAAGGCAGATTATACAGAATTATATCATTTATATGATTTATTAAATAATAATCCAACAAAATTAAAAGAGTTTTTAAAATCAAAAGAATTAACCGATATACCTTATAAATTTATATTTCAATATTTATTGGAACATAAAAAACACAATCATAGTCAGACTAATGATAAACCATCAAAGAAAATCAAATCAAAGAAACAAGAAGATAGCGATAGTGAATATGAACTAGAAAAAGTTAAGAAAATAACTGATTCTGTTTTGAAAGACAAATTATTAAAAATAAAAAATGAAACTAAAGAAATAAAAGTTTTCCTAAAAAAATAAATACAATTAAACAATAATATTTATTATAGAGTAATATATAAAATATGTCTGGAAAAAAGCCTATAACACCTATGCAACAAATGCTTTTAAGACAAATGTTCGAAGGTCCAATGTCTAGAAGTGTAAACAAAGAAGTTTCGAGTAGTGATGATGATTCAAGTGATAGTGAATATGAACCTGACGAAGTTAGGATATTAACCGATACTGTAATGAAAGAAAAAATAAAAAAAATTAAAAAAGAAGTCAAAGAAATAAACAAATTAATTAAAAATCATACTTAGGATGTAAGTCCATATAGTACAAATTATGAAATATTATATTATTCAAATATAATATTAGATAGTTATATATGTAATAAATTAAACTTCCATATGTTCATCGTTATCATGTTCTTCTAACTTGGATTTTAATCCTCGATATACCCACTTGTTCTTTGTATCTTTCGCACCTGACTTTATTGATTTACCAAATTTGTCATCAAATGCACTATATAGAACTCCCATCTTCATAGGTTTTACACCATTTTCACGACACCATAAATCATAACTGGTCTTGACATCTGTTTTTAATACTAAATTACTCTCGTCGCAACTGTCATAAGTATCCTCGATATAGTTAGAGATATTTGACTGTTCTCGAATGTATTCATTTTGAGCTTCTAATATTTCACCAACTGGATTAAACTCGGGGTTCTTATAATATTCAATAGCACCGTCGACACACCATGAGAAAAATTCATTTAAATATTTTGATTCAATTAGTTTATCGATTCCATTAATTCTTTTGTATTCATTCTTCTTGGATGGTGTCTCAACAAATCTGGCATTCAATGGAACCAAACGAACACGGTCCACATTAGCTTTATCGTTAGCATTGAAATCTGGTTTGAAATTTGTACATAAAATTAATTTACAGATTGGAACAAATGTCATTGGGTCTTTGTACAATCCTCTAGCTGTAATAGGGTCGTTACCACTAATCATTTTAATGATGGCTTCATTCAATTCATCATTAGCATTGGTCTCAGAAAAAGTAGCCATTCTACAATCTTTCAATTGTAAAACCTCAGAACCACCTGTTTTTCCGGTATTACTGTTGATGAATACACATTTGGAAACTGATTGATATTGATTAACTAATATTTTTGACATAAGGTTTAATAGAACAGTCTTACCATTACACCCTTTTCCAAACAATATAAAATAAACACGGCTATCAATATGTCCTGTTAATCCATAGCCTAATATTTTTTGAATATATTGTAATTCGTCTTCTTTATTACATGCAATTGTTCTTAACATATTCATTAATTCTTCAGGTCTATCTTTGGTGTATTTAACAGGACAAGCAAATGTAAACTTATCTTTTTTAGAAAGTGGAGATATCTTTCCCGTACGTAAATCTATCTTATTGCATTCAGCAATTGGTAAATGATGGGGCATTTTTCGGTTGAGTTTTTCCATGAATGTATCATCAATGATTTCGGCTTCATATCTATTGTAGATACCTTTAAGTTTACTATCAGAGCTCATTCTGTTTGTAGCTTTTAATAATTTTTGTAAATTTTCTTTGCTTGGTAGAGTAGTACATTTAAAATAATGTTTCATTGTCATATCTAAAAATGATGATATATCATTCATAATAGTTTTTGGAGATATCTCTGACCATAACATACGGTTATTGTCATCCATATCGAATCCATATAAATATTTTTTAGAATAGACATGTTTACCTGTTCTGAACTCTTCATAAAAAAGTGCAGTTTTATATTCATTATCAAGAATATTAAGGTAATCTTCAATATTTGGGTATTCACTTTCCATTATATATATTAAGTAAATAAACCTTTAAGCCTGTTTTTGGAATATTCCAATTTTGTATTTAAGAGTTTTTATTCAAAAAGTTTAATTATTTATTCTTATTTTTATTGACTTTTTGAATAATTAATATAAACTTAAAGAATTATATATAATATATAATAATAAATAATAATGCCACCAAAAGCACAGAAAGAGTATTTACCAAATGTTAAATACGAACAAAGTGAACGAACCGAAAAGGCGATACTTAAACAACTAGTAACTTTATTAGAATCAAATAAAATTGATCACGATACTTATGTATATTTAAGAGAAAAAACTGCTGAAGGTTACTATGGAATACCTCAGAAAGAAATCGAAAGAATTAAAGCAATTAAAAAAGAAAAACCTCAAAAGGCTCCAAAGGTAATTAAAGAACCTAAACCTAAACCAGAACCTAAACCTAAACCAGCACCAGCACCTAAACCAACACCTAAACCAGTATCAGCATCTAAACCAACACCAGCACCTAAACCAGAACCCAAAAAACAGATGTTGAAACAATCCAAAACATTTGACGATTTGAACAAATTATTAAACGAAATTGAAACATCAAAAAATCCAAAAATTAAACATCGTCGTTCAAATGATGATATTGACTTTTTAATTAAAATGGCTGATGACCAAATACAAAGTAAAAAATCTAAATCTAAATCTAATAATATCGATGAACAATTCGAATCACTATCTAAACAAGTCGGTGATAAAATACAAAGTAATAAACACAAAAAGAATGAAGCAATTTTAGAAGCAATTAAAAAACATGCTCTAAATATTATTGATATTGTTATGAGTTAAAAATTATTATAATATATATACGTATTAAATATTATAATATTTTATTCAGATTCACTATTGTATTCAACTACATTAGTATCTTCGTCGTTATTAGGTTCAAGACCATCTGCCCACCGTCTAATATAACTATCTAATTCAACATCATTATTTTTCTTTTCTTTTGATGCTGTTTCTTCCCATCGTTTCATATTTTTATCCAATTCTTCTTTTAATATGAGGTGTATCCATTCTTCTCCTCTGAATGGTATAGTTTTAACGATATTGATTATTGTATCATTTATATTTGAATTGTGAATTTTAAGAACTGTTAATTCGTTTAATAATTTTTTATTATCAATTTGAAGTTTATCTAATTCTTTGAATATATTATTATTTACTATATTTTGAATTACAAAAACTAAAGAAATATAAATTATAGAAATTAAATTATAAATCATAAATATTGACTCCATTATTATATATAAACTATTTAAATCTTTATATATATTCAGTAATTATATTTAACTATTATATTTTAACTATTAAATAGGGGGCGATAGTGCATATCATGCTATAATTAAGGTATATATATTTATTTTAATATTAAAGTTAAGCTTAATCATCATAAATATCTTAATTAAAAATTTTTAATTAAGTAATTCCATCATTATTTAAAAGTTAATCATTAAGTATTATATAAAACCATCAATTTAATAGAAAAATATAAAAGTAAATTATATATATTCAGTATTTATTAATTATTAAATTAGTTTAAATTAAAATTATAGAATTAAATTCTGTAAAATATAATTAAAATTAAAAATTAGAATTATATTCTGTAAATAAAATTAATAAATATAAATAATAATATATTATAGAAATTTAAATTTTAATTTTTAATTTTTACCAAAAGAATCCTTTTTTTAGGATGCTAAATAATCCGAGTTTTTTAGGTTTTCCTTTTTTTGTCATCTGAATCTCTACTATATCAGATACTAGAAAACCTTTTTCATTTTCCATATTCATGTCAGAAATCGTGACATATAATTTTAACTTATATATTGCTTCTAATGTATGAAGCCTTTCATATATACAAGTTGTATAACTATGTAGTACTGTATAATTATCCATATCAATCTCAGTAAACTTATACATCAGTTTTTGTTCAACATTACGTTCAACTGAATGAGATTCAGTAGTATATGTAAGATTATGATTATTTGCATTTCTACGATGATAATCCATCGAAATAGCACAAATAAGTTCATTAGTTAATGATTCAATATTAGTTCTGACTACATCAGACATTTTAATATTGTTCATATCCTTAATATTAATATTTACTACGCTCATTGACATGCCCGTAAAACCTTTCTTTGATTCGAATTTACGAAGTAAATTTGAACTTAAGAAAGGTTTTACAATGTAAAATGAGTGTAGTAAATTAATATTAAAAGGATTAACAATATGATGTCGATGTTACAGAACTATATTATCATTAACTAAACTTATTTGTGCTATTTCGATGGATTATCATCGTAGAAATACAGATAATCTTACATATACTACTGAATCTCATTCAGTTGAACGTAATGATGTAAACTGATGTATAATTTTACTGAAATTGATATGGATAATTATACAGTATTACATAGTTATACAACTCGTATATATAGGATTCATATTTTAGAAAATATAAGTTAAATTTTCACGATGATTACACATATGGAAAAAAATATGTTTTTTATTTTCGGATTTTAGAATAGATGACAATAATAAAAGCCTTTGATAAGGACTTTATTATGTTATATACATGTAGTTATTAATTTTGAATATTTTTTTAGACGTTTAGAACTTTCTTTGATTTTTTAGATTTTTTTGGTTTTGATTCAATGACTTCTGGTTTAATTTCCACTTCGACAACAACCGGTTTGACTTCCTCGACAACAGGTTCGGGGAGTTTAACTTCTTCCGGTTCACAAGCTTTTACTTCATCGATAAAATCGATTTTATTTGAACCAGACAATGAAGCCTTCTTACGAAGATAGTATTCTTTGGCTTTGGTTCTTTTATATTCCAAGAACGAAGGGTCAGCTTCTTTTCTTAACCTGTAATATTTTTTACGTTGTTCATTTACCTTGTCTTTATTATTGCTCCTATATTTTTGCGTAGCTTTACGCTGAGCATCGGTGTATGATGAATATTTGACAATAATTTCTTTTGGTTCGGAATTATCCATATCTTTAATATGTATATATAATAATATCTCTTTAAGTTGTATATATTATTTATTATATTTGATATCTACCGGAATTCTAAATCCATCGATTCCACCTTTAGTATCTTCTGATGTGATACTATCTACAGGTTTAATAACGTCGATTTCCTTTCTCAAAGATGGATCGGCGCTACGGAAGAAATGTTTTAAAATATATTCGTTCTTTTTAAAGTCCACAGATTTGTTCAAATCGTCGAACATTTCCAAGAAGCAATTCACATCGGAATATAGGTCTCCGCTTCTATACTGGGACGCATTTACGAAGTGTCCAATTGCTAGGCAGTAGAACCCACACGCATTATTCATTAGGGACTGAATGTCGACCTCTGTAAATGGTAAACCTTGCTGTTTAGTTGTTTGCTTCACTACTTTCTTGACATTTTCAGGTGGTGGTTTTCCATATGGGTCAAAGTAGATAGATTCAATTTTGTTGTTTGGATATTTATTACATTGTAAGAATACCCAATGTGTTCCGTCATTAGGATAACCATTTTCATCGATACTATCTTCGATGTTGACGATATAACATTTATTAAATTCTAATGGTGATTCGAGTTCATCTTTAAAACATACTTCCGCTAATGGGACTGACATTTTACGAGCTAATTCTATAATCTGGGAATCTGTTAGTGACATTTATTTTATTATATATATATTATATTATATTTTTAAGTATTATAATATAAAATAGAAACCATTATTTATTCAAAATCCAAAAATCCAAAAATTCCAGAAAATCGAGGGTTTTTGAAACTTACTCTAGTAATATATTCTCATGAACACTTTATAAAAACAGCTATATTTTTGGAATAATTAGAATATTGGAATTATTAATTTTTATTATTAATGAGTATACAGACCAAGACCAAGACCGGTACCAAGACCAAGACCAAGACCGGCACCAATACCAGAACCAATACCAGAACCAATCACCATGCCTGGACCATCATTATATTTTTGAAATTGAACAGGTAGAAAATGTGACATCTGGAAATTGGCACTAAGTGGTTGAGAGATGAGAGCTGGTGGTAGAAAATGAATCATACCTGCACCACGTCCAATACTTCCGTGTTCACGATGTCCGAGTCGTCCACCTAGACCACGACCCATCAAACCTTCTTGAGGAATGAGTCCACGACGAGCACCGATAGAACTGCTACTCATATCAGCTGATGCTTGAGAAGCATCCATCTCATGAATACCAGATCTACCCATATAATCGTAGTTAGTTCCAAGATCTCTATTCTTTGCTTCCATTGCTTTCGCTCTAGCAATAGAACCAGCTAAACTTCCAGTACTTCTTCTTCTTAATCCTTTACCTTGATATTTACCTGGATTGTCTAGATAATTATTAGCCAATCCAGAAAGTTTAGAAGTAGCAACAGGAAGAACAGGTGCGAGTTCAGGTGCATATGATGCCAATGCTTCTGACCCCACTGTGAGTCCTTCTTTAATTGCTTTTTTAACAAGTGGTTTGGCAACATCACCAACTTGATAAGCAATCTTTTTGACACCACCTTTTTTAAGTAGTTTATCAAATTTCTTACCAAAAATACCTTCACCTGCCATCTCTGGTTGAGTTTCTTGAAGTGCCATATGTTGTTCAGGTGCAACACCTCTATTTGCTTCAATTTCTTCTGGTGATAATTTTACTTCAATACCTTTATTTTTAGCAAAAGCACGACTAATCAAATGGTAGTTATTAGGATGGACAATAAGATTAAATCCAGTTCCTTTCTTAATTCTAACGTTATGTCCATTCCTAAGCTTACTTAGCTGAGTAGGACTTGCTCCAATAGTAACAATATGCATAATATTACAATATAAATAAGACTTGTTTTTATATCTTTATAATTAGATAAATAAAAAAAGTTGGAATTAATATTTTATTTTATTGTTAATAAAAAATATTAAGTTCAAATTAAATTAAATTGATTGCTTTTTCTCTCTTTGTTTCCTAGCTCTTTCTCTAGCCTTTTCTTTTTGTTCTTCAGTCTGTTCTTTTTTAGCATAGGCTTCTCTTCTCTTTCTCAAACGTTCTTCTTTATGTTCTTCAGATTCTGTTTCGCGCATAGTCTTAGCCCATTTAGCTTTATAGCTCGGATCATCTGTTTTTGTCATTTCTGATTTAATTTCACATCCTTTTTCTCTTCTGTTTTTCTCTGCCCATAACCTAGCTCTTTCTCTTGTTCTATCCTTTCTTTCTTCTAATTGTTCGGGTGTTAAATTATCTTTGTAATTTGATTTATTCCGTGCATTTGTAAGACGTGAAACCCAACGTAAATTTTCAATACTATTATTGTGTTTATTTCTGTCAATGTGATCAACCTCTGGTAAGTTATCAGGATTATCAATATATTGTAATGCTAATAATCTATGAATAAAACATTTATGTTTAACTGATCTAACAATATCTTTTGATACTTCTTCTTTATTGTTTAATTTTATAATGGATGTTCCTACTACTTCTTTCTTAGTTAAGTCTACGTACAAATAACCATCGTCTTTTTCAAGATGTTTTTTATTTGCATTTGATTTACAACTATAAACATCACCATTCATATTAATTTTATATCGTCCTTCGTATCCTTTGATAAAGTCAAATATATTATTATTCATTATTAATAATATATATAAACTATTCTTTAAGTGTATTTTGATGTTTTGTTAGTCACCTAATTAAACCCTTGCACCTGTTAATGCATCGATCGACACCTCAACGCCATATTCAATAAAGCAATAAAGGTCAAGTGATCTAGTTGTCAAATTAGTCCCTAAAATTTGAATAGATTTAGGAACAGACATCTCGACAGGTAACATACGCTCAACATTAACATAGTAGTATGAATATGCCATATCAAACTTTTGTCTATCAATAAGACCAGAAGTAATACCATCAGTGAGACCACCGTTAACGGCATTTTGTCCATAAAGTTGGTTATTAAACTGTTCGAAGTTATAACGTTGAGTGTTATAAATAGCATTCTGACCAGATACTTGGATATTGAAATTAGTAAGCCAACACATTGGAGAGGTTGGTCCAGTTCCAGCAGGATCAAAAGGTGATTGCCATACAGGAGTACCATTCAAAAATCCGGTATTATTATTAACTGTAGCAAGAGGAGCCGGGATTGTATAATTAGCACCAGCAGATAAATATGGAACAGTAAGTGTAGATGTTGAACTACTTGAAGGATTTGATGAATAAAAAGGTAAAACTAAAACAGATTTAACGTTGGCAATGCCGTTCGTCAATAAATTGTTAAAATTTTGGCCAGCACCTACATTTAAAACTTGGTATTGATATACATCGGTATATTTAATTTGTTTAACAGGTGATGATAAATAAGCTTGTTCAAATACAGGATTAAAAGTATATGCAGGGATATATAGATATACAGATTTAGAAACTAAACCACTATTTGTTACACCCATGCTATTATCTAAACATACAGAACCAACAGAAATATTCATTTTATAATTTGAGTTAATAACAGCTCCATTATTAGATACATTACCACCAAGTGTTGGAGTAGGAAATAAACTAACACTTCCGTTGGATGCAGCACCAGAAGCAAGCATTAAAGGATTAACACCTCCCAAAGGGTTTGCTACAGCAGTACAAATGATTGATCTAGGTGTTAATGTAGTAGCTCCAAGAGTAGCAGCAGCAGAAGATGCGGTAAATGATGTAGTAGTGTTATTTAAATTCATTGTCATTTTCATAAATACACCTTTTAAAAGTGGACACATATTAAAAAAGCTATGAATATGTTTAAGATATACAGTAGCAACAATAGAATATTGAATATATCCAATAGATGAAGCAGTTGTTTGATTAAATTTACTAGAAATATATGATTTCCATATTTGCTTTACATTAGTGTCAACAACAATAGATGTATAAGTTGTAGAAGGTGGTGTAACACTAGACGTTATTCCTGCAGATAATGCATAATTATTAATAATACCATCAGAATCATAATTAATAAGTTGTTGTCTCAAAACAAATCCTTCATTTCCACTTCCTGATTTAAAATTATTAAATGCACCTTGAACAACTGTAATTTGGTTAAAATTAGTATTATTACATACACCTTGTCCTTGTAATCCACTCACATTAGTTGGTGTGAATACTATAGGAGGACCATCAGCAGTTCGAACAGTAACAGGAATAGGTGGTACATATTGCCATGAAATAGAATCATCAGGATAAAATCCGATTGTAGCACCTTGAGTGTTAATATCATCAAGTGAAAGTGATGTCATTAGCTTGAATGAATTCCACATATTAATATACGGAGTCTGTTGTACAATGGTAGTCCCATTATAATCTAATGTAAATGAATGGATGATTTGTCCAAACCAATTTTTGAGACCAATTGTATAATCAGCCGAAGCGGTATTAGGTACAAATTGTGAAAGTGCATTTGTAGCATTTACAACCTCATATGTTTGTGTACCATTTGCTAAGGTAACAAGGAACGGGATGCTAAGGTACGCTTCACGATATGACATATATTTGTTGGAGTTGGAAAGTTGTGATGTATCAATAATACTTTGATTGTTATTATAGTTTTGGTTTTGGTTATCAAGAATATTAAGCCAATCTTTTCGAACGAATACAGAAGGCGATCCTTCTACTTCATTGGCTAAATCGAATACTAGTTTATCAGACATAATTTTATTTATTATATATTAACGAATCCTAATTTTTAAATAGTATTAGCTAAAATTTAAATATTATATATAAATCGTTAATTATATTTTAGAAACTCATAGTTATTTTAGAAACTATGTCTAGAATGACATAGTTATTTTAGAAACTATGTCTAGAATGACATAGTTATTTTAGAAACTCATAGTTATTTTAGAAACTATGTCTAGAATGACATAGTTATTTTCTTCTTTCTGTTTTTATCAGGAATGATTGAAAGGTTACTAAGTTTTGATGTCAAAGATTTAAGTCCTTCACCTGATGGTTGTGTCACACTTGACCTTTTATAAGGATTAATTCCTGTAGTTCTGATATAGTCATCCATATC